CAGACCGTTGTGACCAATGACCAGCTCGCCAAGTGTATCATGAGTGAGATTGGTACTGACCCGCGTACTTTGAAGCATAACCGTAAGGCTCTGATGAAGCTTGGTTGGATAAAAGCACAAGGGAAAAAGAGAATTATGTTGACTGATGCAGACCTAGGTGGTGACTATTGATGTCGTGCACGCACTCGTTCGATACTCCTGGCCGCAGGCCATTTGGTCCCCCTCACCCTGAGCCAGTTCCTGTCTCAGCGTCCACGTTCACTGAATACGTAGCAGCTCGTGTCCCGTCCATCTACCCTAAAACTGCTAGGAGCAGTTGTGGGCGTAGCTTATCCGATGAGGGGGAATCCATCTTCAAACCCCCCACCGTCCCCCCACCTTTGGGGGGAGGCCGCGTCCTTTGGGGCCGCGGCCCTGCGGGCCGCTGCTGCGCCCCGCTGTGCACATCTACATCTATCGAATCTGAAGGGTTGGCATGTTTGGGTGTGTTCAGGAGTCGGAATATTTTCCTACAAAATTTGGGAGGAGTTGATACGAATGGAATTGAAGAGAGATGATTACGAGTTGGAACTCGGGCAAGCTATGACTATCCGCGCCCGGTCGCAGATGGCTGTTGAGCAGAATGATGCTGTCATCGAGTTTTTGGAGAAGAAGATTGCGTCGTTGCCGGTGAAGGCGAAGGAGGAGGTGGCTCACAGTGGCCTCGGATAAGTTTCGTTGGGATGCTTGGCAGCGTGAGGTCCTCGCGTATGAGGGTAACATCACTATTCGCGCTGGTCGGCAGGTTGGTAAGAGCGAGGTCATATCGGAGAAGGCTGTTCGTTTCGCTCTTGATAACAGTGATGTGAATGTGATGATTATTGCTGCTTCTCAGCGTCAGAGCAGCTTGTTGTTCGAGAAGGTACGTGCAAAGGTGGACCTCTATGATGATGTTTACCTTGAAAAGCCTACGATGACGAAGATATTGCTGAATAACAGGAGCCGTATCTATTGCATGCCCACTGGTCGTACTGGTCATTTCATTCGTGGCTTCACTATCGACCTGTTGATTGCTGATGAGGCTGCTTATATCCCTGAGACTGTTTGGTTGGCTATCACTCCGATGATAGCTGTGAGCAGGAAGACAAGGGGCATGGGGCACATCGTGCTGTTGAGCACTCCGTTCGGTAAGGGTGGTTACTTCTACCATAGCTTCACTGATGATGATTTCAGGTCTTGGCACGTGAGCAGCGAGGATTGCAGGCGTATCCCTAAGGAGTTTCTCCGGAAGGAACGTGTTCGGATGACGAAGGCTCAGTATAAGCAGGAGTACCAAGGTGAATTCCTTGACGAGTGGCATCAGTTCTTCTCGACGCAGCTTATCAAGGAGCGAATGACGTTCGCTGATTGGTCGCGCGATCAGGACGGCTGTCCTGATTCGCGGTACTATCTGGGCGTCGATATTGCCAGGTATGGAGGGGATGAGAATGGCTTCATTATTGTGGAACTTAAAGGTTCGAATCTCAAAGTGGTCAAAGTACACACTACAGACCGTGTATCGACAACTGATACGATTGGACGCATCATGGAATTGGACCGAGTATGGGGTTTCAAAAAGATTTTCATTGATGATGCAGGTGTTGGTGGTGGAGTTACTGACGTCCTTATTGGTCGGCTTGGTCGCCGTGTCATGGGCCTTAACAATGCCTCTAAGACTGTGGAAATCCAGGGAAAGGAGAAGTATCCGCGTATCTTGAAGGAGGACCTGTACAGTAATGCCTTGATGTTGCTGGAAACGGCCAAATTGGACTTGATTAACGATTCGAGGCTGCAAAGGAGCTTGAAATCAATTACTTTCGAGTACAATGAGAGCGGTAGGGTCAAAATATCTGGCAGTTACAGTCACCTGACAGAGGCTCTGGTGCGTGCTTGTTGGTGTTTGAGGGAGCGTGGTCTCGACCTTTACATTTATTAGTTGGTGTGGAGAACGCAAAGTTTAAATATAACCCTTCCCAGATAATAGCATGGCTGATGCTGGACAGTTCGCGAAGGATGCAGACATCCTCTTGAGGGTGGGCACGAATGCGAGCGCTACCGTCAAGGCTGCGGGGTGGTTTGACAAGATAGTCGTTGACGTCGAGGCCAACATTAACGTCATCTGCAGGTACGACTTCACCTCGCAAGATACATCAACGACCTTTGCTGCGGGTGTCAGAGGCATTCTAGTGGACACAGCCGCGTCTTTGGCTGCTATTGAGGGTATCATCTGGGATATGGATACATGGCCTTCTACCAGGCAGGCAGAGGACGCTATCAACGTGTTGCGCGACATTGCTCAGAGGAATCTGGGAGTGTTGCAGGACAAGAACATGCAAAAATTCATGAGGGCTGCTACATAATGGGATTGTTCGACCACGACTACGTGAAGTACCCTGAACTAACGAACAGCCAGTTATCTGATTTTCAGTTCACCAGCCCCCATAAGCAGATAACTGAGGATTTCCGTGCAACTGTTGTCAAGGTGCATGACGGTGACACCGTCACTCTCCGGACAAAGTTCCGCGATTTCGATTTTCCACTCAGGCTTTTAGATATCGACGCCCCAGAGTTATCTGAGGGTGGAGAGGTGGCACAACAATGGCTTCAATCAAAATTATTGTCAAAGGAAGTGGACATATTGATAGATTCTTCGCAAAGGGTCGGAAAATATGGTCGACTCTTAGGAAGGATTTCAAGCGGTGGGTTGCTAGTTGGTGACCAGATGGTGAGCCTAGGGCTTGTTTTCCCGTTTGGGTCAAAGGATGAGAGCAAGATTCCTTCACCACAACAATATTTCGGGTTAAAATAATGGGCATGAAGAATTTGTTTCCAAGTGGACCGCTTGAGCAAGAGACTGGTCTCTTGCGTGAGCGTTGGGGCCAGGACGGCAGTACGTTGTTGAATTTGTTCGAATTGACTTTGACTGCTGATACGACCATGCACACAGTGACCGCTGGTAAAACTGCTTATATCAATCAAATAATTGTGAGTGTCGTCACTGCTACCGCTGGTGATGGGTTGACTATTCGTGATAATGCCACTGATAAGTTCAAGTTGCAGTTGGGTGTTGGTTCGATAGAGGAAACTTTTGTCATTAATTTTTCTTCTCCTTTGAAGTTCGAGACTAGCATTGAGGCTGTTGAGAGCGGTGCTATTAGTGTTCAATTGACGATGGTGGGGTGGGAAGAGTGACCATCGTTGAGTATGAAGTGCGAGGCTCCCACATTGCTTATTTCACCGACGATGTCGGTCGTTCTGTGTTTGTCTATCCCATTGATCGCTTCGCGACATTGGGAGAGGTAGAGATTGAAATAAGCAAGAGCCTGCTATATGAGGCTCAACGTCATTCCAAAAGCAAGCACGTCAAGATTCTCAAGGACCTCAAGGACAAAGGACTCAAGAAGAAGGTGAGGCCATAATGGCTGAGTTCGATGTAGGGAGTGCTCAAGTAAGTGACCTGGCCAATGCCATGGTTGATTTCAGCGTTGACGCTCTTGACACTGATGGTGCAGGGAGCGAGCTCGAGACCACTTGGCAAAATACTTATTGGTCCACTGATTACGGATATTATGATACTATTCCTGAGTTCCAGAACGCTGTTGACATGAAAGCGTTGTGGACTGTTGGTGCTGGCTTCCAGGCTGACGAAGCCACCACGATGCTGCTTGATTCTATCAAGGGCAACGGCAAGGACAGCTTTAACTCTATCTTGGAGAATATGATAAAGTGCAAGACTATCTCTCAAGATTCGTTCGCTGAAATCATCCGTGATGAGTCTGACAGGCTGAGACCTCTTGTTAATTTGAAGCCTTTGGACCCTGGCAGCATGGTGATTGTTCAGAACGAGAAGGGCCGCATTGTTCGTTATGAGCAGGTGAGCAAGACAAAGACTCCGAACAAGCGGTATAAGCCAGAGCAAATTTTTCATTTGAGTCACGACCGTACTGCTGATAGCATCCACGGTAAGAGGATTATGAGTTCTTTGAAGTGGTTGATTCTTGCCCGTAATGAAGCCATGGATGATTGGAAGACGGTGCTGCATCGTAATGTTCATCCTTTGTGGATTATCCATGCGGACACTGATGACAAGGCTGATATTGCTGCGTTGACGACGAAGATGGAGAATGCTTACAGTACGAAAAACTTCATGATTGTTCCGAAGGGTGCTGTTGTTCCTGAATTAGTCGCTACTGCTACCAACGCTTCTTTGAATCCGTTGGCTTGGATTGATAGCTTGAATGATTATTTTTATCAGGCTGTGATGGTTCCTCAGATTCTTTATGGTAATGCGAAGAGTTTCACGGATGCCAGTGGTAAGATTGTTTATCTTGCTCATGAGCAGCACGTGAAGCGTGAGCAGTTGTATGTTGAGGAGCAGGTTCTCGGCCAGCTTAACTTGGTGATTGATTTGGAGTTCCCTGCAAGTTTGCAGAACGACCTTATCAGTGAAAAGGAGAAAGACCCTGTGAGTGGTGCCGCTGAAGAGAACGACACCACCGCTGAGTTGGAGGGGCCGAAGTGACAGCTGAAATCATAAGCTGGATTAATGATGTTGGATTCCCTATCGTCGCGTTCCTACTCATGTACTTACTCGCTACAAGAACAATCAAGGAAAACACCAAAGCCATCAAAGACTTGGGTGATGCTGTTAACCGGAGGCCGATATAATGGTTACTCTCATCAGTGGTGGGGTCCGTGCTAAAGGCAGCTTCAAGGATGCCCGCAAGAAAAAGATTGAGAAGAAAGGGCTGGCTGCTCGTGGTAACGTCAAGACGACTGCTTCATCTCCTACTCGTGCGAATGCTGCGAAGCTAGCAAAAAAGACTGCTGCTCAGAAGCCCAGCATCAAGCCGAATGTTGAGACTCAGAAGGGTGGTCGTGTTGGCGCTTCTGGTTTTAAGTTTCATAGGGGTGATGTCGAGCCTATTCGTTTGGACCAGGACCCTGAAGCGTCTGGTGCTGTGAGGGCTGAAGAAA